GTTTCTTTACTGTGCATTGAATAATCCGTCCCTTGATCTGATACATTCAGCAGTTATTTCAAATCTTGAATCAATTTGGCCAAATAATTGCTTAGGCTCATTTAACTTTACGATTTCATAGAAGATTTCACCGTATCTTATAAAATCTCCTTCCCTAACAAACAAATTTTGATCTTCCGTTAATCTTTTTTTATGAAAATGCACAGTGGCAGTTGTCTTTTTATCAATTCCGATGTTGTCCATGAAGCTGGTCTCGATTCCTCCATATTCCACAAGAGCATAAACTCTTATCGGATGAAGGAAGTTTTTTTCTATTGCTTCTCCATAAAGAGAATGAAAATTTGTTGTCTCCATATCGATAGCAAAATACAAAATCTGTTGTCCGACAACCCTTTCGATGATTTCATCATTAACTTGCTTGACAAGATTTTTTTCTTTTTCTCCCAGAAACAATGGAGGAGGTGGTTGAGTTGGTCTTTCCCATTCATTAGCCATTTAATTACCCCACATAAATCTTTAAAGGCGCTTTTCCTACGATAGCATCCGTATTGTCTATCATCGCCTTGTCGGTCTCCGCAAGTTTGGAATAAAGCATTTCATCAAGTTGTTTATTCAACTCTTCTTTTAGTGCGGACTGTTCAGCGGCAGCTTGGGCAAGAAGATCACTGGCATTCAAGGTGACACTTTCACCCGGAATAGGAATTGTTCCCCCAAATTTACCTCGAATTTGCCCTAATGTTTCTTTTGAAAGAGCAAGAGAAAATTTTCTTACCCACTGTTGTCCCATTGAGTTAATTTTATTAAATGGTATATTTTCAAAGGGCAACGTATTCATATTATTTATTCCCTTAAGCCCAGAATCATAGGATCCTTCAGAAAAAGCATCATTGTCTTCCACTGTAAACCTAAACCAAATATCACTTGGAGAAACACCTGTTGGTGTAGGAAATAACTTAAGTTTATTATCAATTATTTCATATGAATAATGCGATGTTCTTGTATACAAATGATCTTCATACGCAATTGCCTGTAATTTATTTTGCCATGGAGGAATAACATTGAAAGTTGAATCATCTGCATATTGTCCGTAATTTTGATAATCTCCCACGACGTTCAGCCCTCCGTAGTAACCATAAAATCTCCACATTGCTGCTGGTGAGCGATAGTAAACTGCACGTACTTTAATTCTCTTCCCTCTATCGATACCAGAAAATGCCACATCGCTACCAGTCAAAGCAGAAGCGCTCACTGCTGCTTGCAAATCATAAAGTTGTTTATTAGTTGTAGTACTGATGGAGGCAGAATAAACAGGCTGAGTGCCTCCCACTACGGCCTCTGAAGAAAAACCATCTGCGATTCTAAAAGCGTAATCAAATTGAAATTTCGGATATTTTAAGGAAGCATTATCTGTACCAGACAACGTACCTTTGTTGTCAAAAGAACCAGTTGCTCCACCAAGAGCAGACCCAAGAGCATTTCTCGCTTGATGAAGATTTACGATGTAGGAATACTCCAAGCATGCCTCTTCATAATGATTATAGATATTTCCGGCTGTAAGTTCGATATCTAAAACATCACCGCCTAATCTTCTGTATGTGTAGGCAACTTGAGCAGATGCTCCAGTCTGAAAAGCAGAACCAGAATAAAAACCAATAGCCAATGCAGAAACAACATCTGAAGTTGATCCAGTTGATGGCAATACTATCGCACTAGTCGTTGATTTAGGTGTTAAAATTGGTAATGCCATTAAAAGATCCTCCGCTATTTCTAATTAGTTAACACAAAAGGAAAACCTCCGATGCGAAAACATCGGAGGCAAAGCATTACACACATATTTTATTTTTTGGAGGAGATAGACTTCGATTTAGTTCTTGTATTCATTTTCTTGACCCTTGTATTTTTACGAGGGGCTTTATTCGTTGTTTTCTTTACCTGAACTTTTGGTTCCTCAACCACAACTTTCACCGGTTCGGCTTCAGTCATGAATTTTGGCTCCTCTAGTGTTACTGGTTCTTCAATAACGGGTTCAGGATTTTTAGTTTTTAATTCTTCAATTTTTTGAGAGTTCTCGGCAGCGAGACCAGGACCGGGAGCAGTTTCCTGCTCTCCACTTAGCCTAGCAATTCTTGCCAATGTTCTCGCTCGCTTTGTTTTACGCCCCATTAGTTACCTCGACTTAACTGAACACTATTGAGTTTGAAGCAGTACCGGAATCTACAATCATAACATAGCCAGAAATATACCATTCTGAGCCGTCACTTACAAACTCTACCCAGCTATTGGCCAGCACATCTGTGTTGCCATCAATAGTGAGAGTGACATGCGAAGAACCGTTGCCAACCACTTGAGTCCCGGGGTCTGCACCATCACCAGTCATGGCGAGAGGGCCACCATTTAAATATTCCCCGGCCTGGGCTGTAAATGCAACAGCGGCACTATTATCGGTTAGCGCAGCAATGAATAAAAACTTAAAGTATGTACCATCTTGTACTGATGGTAAAGTAATTGTGATGGTGGCAGCACTATCATAATTGATTAAATAATACTCGCCACTTTCCGCTTGTGTGATGGTTTTGCTAGCCGTAATCGTTTCCACTCTCTGGCGGCTGGCAACGCGGGCTGATCTTGCAACTCTTGACATAATATAAATCTCCTTAAAATATCAATAAAATATGTGGGCTTCCGCCCAATTCATAGTAAATAGTTAATAGAAAAAGAAAACCCCCAACCAAGAAGGAAGGGGGGTCATCTTTTTGAGCATTTAACCTATGTTAGATTAGGATCCGGACTCTCCGAGAAGTCCACGCACAATGACTAGTCCGTACATATCGGGACGAACCAGCTTCTTACCGTAACGAGTCATGACACCTTTACGTGGCACGAAGTCTTCGACGCCGAAAATCGTTGGAGTAGTTTGCAGCGGCACATAAGGTGCATACACATATCCAGATTCAAGGAATGAAGAACCTTTACGACCTACTAGGACGAGGTTTCTTGGGAAGTAGGGATCAACGATAACATCGAATTTACGACTCAAGGAACCGGTCTTCACGGCACCGATATCGCCTTTATCAGCATCAGCAGTAACATTAGCACGGAATCCAGCAGTGAATTCGAGAATGTTGGCTACGTCAGGAGACACAACAACATAGTTGGCGCCGCCACGAAGGGTCTTTCTGTGGATCTGAGCAGAAACATCATTGATTGTCTCAATGAGAGTCTCATACCATTCAGAAACCGTACCAGTGAAGTCAGGAGCAGCAGCAGTAGCGCCCAATTCTGCACCAGTTGAACGGTTAACAAACAATCCGGGAGAGCGAGACCAATAGTAAGTAGCAGCAGTACCACCACGAACAAGGTCAGCGATAATCTCACGATCGATCTCAAGAGCAATTTGCTCAGACAAGATAGAAGTCAACTCTACCTCAGCATCCAAGTTGTGGTAAGCATTCAAGTCTTGACCCAATTCTGGAGTCCACTTGGCTTTCAACTTCTTGGTTTGTGCTGTGATAGCGATCGAGTCTACCTTGATATCGATCTCTGGGATGAACGCATTACCTTCAAGGGCATAATTGTTACTATCCTTCGACTGAACGGATCCGAGAGCATTACCAGCAGCGATGTGATCTCTGATCGGGAAAGTAATTTTACCAGCAGCGATCGCAGTTGATTCTACGGCTGTGGTGCTTTCTGTTGAAATGTCACTTCCGTTAGTAAACACAAAGGTAAATCTAACAGCCGCGGTTGATGTCCCAGAGTCGGAGGATGTAACCCGTCTTGTAAGACGACGGATTTGTTTAACCTCATCTGCAGCAACACCAGAAATCCCACTGGCATCGTTGATAGCTGCGACCAGTTCAGCATCGACAGCCCATTGGAAAGCGCCCATGTTTTCATAGTCAGCATCAGAAGGACTTCGGCCATTATCAAGCAAAAGTTCACCAACGTCTAGAATGTAAACACCAGTAGTCGTTTGAGCCAAAAGATCCGGATCATACATAATGTATTTCGAATTAGTCTCAGACACAGTACCATCAAGCTTGAAAGAAGCTCGGTGGGCACAAGAAGCAATGGTATTGTTGCCTAGCGCTTCATTACTTCCGGTTGGTGCAGAATATCCATAACCAACAACAGTTCTGGGACCACCTTGGTCTTCACCATGAGTAGTACCAACAAGATTAAGACCACCCGTGATCTGAGCAGCAAGTCTATCGCCACCATAGATGGATTGTGACCCTGAAGTACTGTTCCCCATTCGTCCATCCGGCTGATCCTGACCATTGG